ACTTTTTAAAAAAAAGTGGAGCAAAAATTAGCATTTATTTAATCAACTTTTTAATAAAATCCACTTTTTCAAAAAAAGTGGAGCAAAAAGTAGCATTTATTTAATCAACTTTTTTATAAAATTTGATTAAAAAGTTTGGCTCCACCTTTTTACTACGTTAGTGAAAGGTGGATTTCTAAAGGTGAGTTAAAAAAGTGGATGGATCATAAGCATACCTATAATAACAAAAAATAAAAGAAAAGGAAAGAGTAAGAGTAACCAAGAAATACTACTATGACCATCTTTGCAAATCAAGTTGAGAATATATGTCCAAAATAGTATATATATTAGTTTCATGACAAAAATTGCAGCAGTATTAGGAACAGCACAAGAAAAAGATCCTACATGATAATTATTATTATCTCCTAAATTTTGAAACAAAAGCATGACAAGCGCAACAATAGAAATAATAAAATAAATTAATGCAGGTTTGCATAATTCCTTAAAAGTTTTTGGAAAAGGCGCCATTATGTATTACATAAAGAAAAAATTATAGCGCAGCACCTCTGATAGTGTTCAAATTAGGTGTACGAGGCAGCTGACCTTGCCATGGCAAAACAGGTGTTGGCGCAGCATAACCATTCAATGCATTATACGTACTCCCCATATTATATTGTATTTGTCTTCCTAAATTAATAAAATCTTGACCAAGTAAATTGGAAAGAGCTCCTCCTCTTTGTTTTCTTCTTTTTGTATTACACTTCTTTTTTCTTCTCTTTCCTCCAAATAAAAATGGACGATTTGCACCCATGCTAATTAAAGCGGTTTGCGGATCTACTTTATAATTATTGTAATCCAAATAATTTCTATTTCCGCTAATTCCATCTACCCCAGGCCACCCTTGAGAATTAGTAGTCCAGGGACTACCTACAAGACCTTGAGGGTCTAATGTTTTCCCTCCTGCCATTAAGTTGCATCCACATCCTCCTCCTGCCATACAAGTACCACACGCGCCACCCATCATTGCAGAACCTAAATTTGTAGGTATTGATCTAGTAAGATTTACAGGACCAGTATTTGGAAGAGCTGGATTAGCACCATAAGGATTAGAAGGTAAATTTGCATTTGGATTCATGACATCTGCACCAGGAGGTAATGTAATAGTATCTGAAGTTGATCCACCTTTACCTGTATATGCTAAATTAGAAAGTGATCCAAATTTTGAAGGTTCACCAGTATATGCTAGTCCACCTCCTACTAAATGTTTTCTAGTTTTTTTATTTTTCTTAGAACAACCTTTCATTTTATAAAGTTTTTGGTGTTTTTTAAAACTCTTTCTACCCATTTATAATATATAGTAAGAAATTATTCAATATCCACATGCGTCAAGAAATGTCTTCTACAACACATTTTTTTCATATTTAATTCATCTAAAACCTCACCCTCTGGTGTTTTTTCAGAAAATTCTTTTGTTAAATATAAAACCTTGTCAACATCAATAGATTCGCTATTTCCTCTTTTTGCAAACTTCTTCTTACGCACTTGTTCCAAATAATAACGATATTTATTAGCAATTACCATGCCACATGTAAAACATTTCACAGGAATGATCATTCTTATATTAGTATAGTATATTATTCCTATATTTTTAATTCAATTTTATTTATAATAATAAAATCATTTACAATTTTTACCATAACATGTATCTTTATAATAGTAATAATCCAGATCTATTTTTTTTCCATCCAAGTCTTTATTAAATAATAATCCATCTTTACCCCCTGCCTGACACTTTTTGTTGCTCGTCCATATACAACAAGAGGTAGAACGACAATTATCTTGAGTTAGATTTGAGCAACTTTTATTTAAATCTGGACCAGATAACTGGTTGCTCTCACAAAATGAATTTGCAAAATCTGAAGATAAATTTGTATCTATATACATATCCTTTAATCCTTCTTCAATTTTTTCCATTTTTCCCTCAAGTGCATAATAAAAATATACAAATGCAAATAGTATGAAAATTAAAAACAAAATAACATAATTTTTTTTACTCCATTTTTTCAAATCCATTTATCTATATTAAAAGTAAATATTTTATAGATATACTTTATAAATGGCAAAGTCATATAAAAAACGTACATCAAGTATTGTTAAAATAGCAAAAAAAGAGTTACCTGTTATAGATAATGGATTAAAAAATGCCGGTTATGTCGCCAAAGATGTCGCTAAAGAAACAATTCCTATTGTAGAAAAAGGCGTATCTGCCATCTATGGAACAATGAATACTGGATTCAATTTAGGAGTAAAAGGAGCTAAAAATATCGGTAAAGGTATAAAAAATATTTCAACAAGAAAAGGTAAGAGCGGAGGATCTAGACGTCGTCGTAACAGAAATACTAGACGTCGTAGACGTTAGTCGCACAAGTTAGTCGCACAAGTTAGTCGCATGAATTTGAATTCCTTTTGTTGTTTTTACCTTTTTTAAACGTTCTTTCTTTTTATGTATGTCATTATGACAACCTTCACATAATGTCATTAAATTTGCTAAATTATTCTTATGAAATACCGCATCATTCGTAATAATTGTACCATTATCATCTGCATTCATTTGATAATTCAAATGATGTACTTCTTTGCCTGGTAATTTTTTACACTTTTCACACATATTTACTATTTTTTTTGCATTATAAGATGAACTTTTCAAAGAGAGAATACTAGCCGTTTCCGGATTGTATTTCATTCTTATTTCATACGCTTTATCTAAAAAGTCTTTGGGTAAATTCAATGATTTACAAACCTCTAATCCATACATACTATTACCAGGACCATCACGCAACTTTCGGTCATAAATAAGTATATCTTTTTCCTTATCATAAATGACCTCCATATGTTTCAATGTAATAGTTGCTAAACTAGTAATTTCTTCGTAGTTTGCTATCTCGTGTAAATGTGTCGCAAAAATAAAACTACTTTTACAACAATGCAGTTTCTGCATTCCTGCAACAAATATACTGATTGCGCTTAAAATTTCTGTTCCAGAGCATAACTCGTCGCCTAAAATAATACTATTCGGAGTAGCAAGACGTAGAATCGTGCGAAGTTCCGACATTTCAACCGCAAAAGTAGATAGTCCTTTGAAAATATTATCGTTACCAATAATGCGTGTAAATATATGACTATATGGATAAAAATTAAATGTTGATGCAGGAACATATAAACCGGCTTGTGCCATAATAATGGAAATACCAATAGACTTTATAAAACTAGTTTTACCAACGGCATTTGTTCCATAAAGCAAAATACCATCTGTTTTACCATCCCCAAGTGAAATATCGTTGTTTACATAAAGTTCATTTGTTTGAAATTGTTCAATCAAACAATGTCTCAGATGTTTAACGTCTATAAAAGATTTATCGGAATTTACAATATTGGGTTTACAATAATTGTATTTTTTTGCAATGGATGATTTTGTAAATAACAAGTCTATGAATGTTGCAAATTGTATAATTGCTTCAAATTCCTTTTGATAATTCTCCATTTTCGAAATAAATTTATTGTATACGAAATGAATCAAGTCTTTCATAGACACTTTTGAACTGGTGATATTTTTACACAACTCGGTAATTTGTTCGTCTTTTATAAAATTATTGGACGAACTTTGTTTTTCAAAATTGAATTGTGTTTTGGATACCTTTACATTAAATTTATGTTTATTATTGGAATACTCTAATACTACAAAAGAAGGATCTTTTGGTAATGACTCTTGCAATAACTTACACCTTCTACTTGTGCATATTAAACTAAAACTATTTTTTTCAGTTTCATGAATTTTTACATATTCAGAAGTACCTTTTTTCCCTTTTTTTTCAGATTTTTCAATAATAGAACTTAAATAATTTTGAATTGCTTCTAGTTTGAGTTCAGATTCTTTTAATGTTGTCGTTTTTTTATCCAAATCTACATCTACATCCTTTTCTATAAAATTGGTTTCAAAATTTTGAAGATGATCTATATCCTTTGCCAAATCCAACGTTATGTGGTGTTTTATGGTATCTTTGATAGTCTTACAAAATTCATGTACTAATAAAATAGTAGAGTCTTTTTTCTTCAAATATTCCATAATGGTAGCATCTTGAGAAATTTTATTATAAATATGCTCTATTGTTTCCAAATTGGTGTACAAATGATAAAACGATTTTGGTGTAATTTTCTTTAAAAAAATTTGTCGTTCCCATTTTGATATATCTTTCAACGTAGTCAAATGACTTTTGAGAAAGGACTCGTAATCTGAAAATTTACTTAAAAAATATTCAATACTATCATATTCATCTTGTAAATATGCTATATCATTTACTGGATTTAAAAACTGATATGTAAATTTACGTTTTCCCATAGGAGTCAAACAATCGTTCAATAAATTACATACGGAGGAATGCTTACTTGACTTTACGTTTCCATCATCAATAATATTTAACTGCTTTAAGGAATGATTTGCAAGTACTAGTCGGTTTGAGCAGTTTTCAAATACAGGCTCCAAAATTTTATTCACCAGATGAGGATTATGTTGATGCACAAAATCCAGTAAAAAACACAATGCTTGAGTAGCTATATTATTGTCGTTGAATTCTTGAATATTCATATTTTTATAAAACTTGTCAAGAATCTCTTTTTGGTAAATTTGTTTTTCACAATTTTCAACGCGTTTCATCTTTTCATTGCTTGCACTTGTATTTGCATTTATATTTATTTTGTGTATTAAACTACAACTAATACCTGCATAACTGATTACATAATCTAATTCTTTTTCATCTGGAAAATTAGAAATAAGAATTGCTTCACTAGGATTATAAATAGAAATGAAACGTTCCAATTCATCATACGTAGTTGGATTGTTCATGTATACTTCTTTAAATTGAAACATGGTTGTTTTTCCAGTATAAATATCAATATTTGCAACACCTACGATTACATATTTTCCCTTTAGTAAAATTTTATTTTCTATAAATTCAATCCATATACAAGTAATAGAATTTGTCAAATTTTTAGAATCTGTATGAAAATAAGTACCAGGACTAAAAATACCAGCTAAACTGCGCGTAGTATTTTTTGCAGCTTCATCTTGAACATATACTACTGCAGTAAAACTCGCTTCTTGGATTTTTTTTATATATTTTTCTATTTGCATATCTTTAAATCCTGCCATCTTTACTTGGTCACCTTCAATAAATACATTTGATTTTTCAACAATATGTAAATCACAAATTTGAGAGAAATCTACAATTTTACTGCCTAAAAGAGATTCAGACTTTTTACAGAAAATACCATATACTTCAAAAAAACTTCCTACTTGCATCAACAATAGTGTATTCTCTCCATATTCTTCTTGATATTTTTTTGTCAATTCAAAATATTCTTTAATAAGTGCCATATTTTATATATATAAAATACCTTTAATAATATTTGATTTATATTATTACTATTCATCAGATGTATCTTTGGGTATTTCTACAACTACAAATTCTGCATTTTTACCATCTACACTATCAATGATTACATTTTTTAAATAATAAAAATATGGTTTTGGAATAATATTTAAATCATAATAAAAGTATTTCAAAGTAATCAACATCCAAGATAAATAAAATGGTATTGAGATTCTAGAACCATGTTCCGTCAATATTTGATCTTTATATTTTTCATCATAAATAGATAGCTCTGTTTTAAAATTATTACATTCTTCTTTATATTTAAACTTATAACCATGAACCACTTTTTCTTTTTCACGTAACTTATAAAATATTTTTTTAAAATCCTCCTTTTTTGCACCAAAAAAATGTTGAAGTTTTGAAATTGTGCTATTCATATTACAAGTAAATATATCAACATCAATATCACTTGACTTTGGGAAATAATCATTTCGTTGTACACTGCCATAAAAATACAATTTAGTATCTAGATAATTTGATAATTTATTAAAAAAATGTTTTGCATATTCAGGCATATCATTTTTTGTTGTTTCCATATTATATATACAAAAGATAAATATATAATATCTATAATTCCTTTTCCTCTTTTGATAAATTATATAAAAGAGTTTCACGATTACTATTTGTAATTTCTCCTGATAACATGGCGGATTCATAAAGTTTTCTAATAACATCGTTGGGTGCATTACTTCCCACTTTAATTAAATTATGATCTCTTAAATATGATTTTACTTCATTTATAGATTTTTTTTTTAAAGCTCTTTGTGCAGTAATAATTTGTTTTCTAGTTCCGCGATCTTTTACTAAAACTCCAACTGATTTTTTTATTTTGGATTTTCCTAATGTATATTTTCTTTTAATTGTTTTTTTTGTTATTTTTTTAGTAGCAATAATGTTTTCTAATATTGAAGGTTCTAATATAGGTGTTTGTATTATAGGTTCTAATATAGAAGGTTCTAATATAGGTGTTTGTATTATAGGTGTTTGTATTATAGGTGTTTGTATTATAGGTTCTATTATAGGTGTTTGTATTATAGGTGTTTCTTGTTTTTTTAATACTTCTTCTTGTTGTTTATTTTTTAATTTTTCGCGAAGATTTTGTAAACGTAACTCCCTTTCTATTTTTTCTTTACTATGAATCGTCAAAGCACTATTTGGGTTTATATTTGGGTTTACAACATAATTGTTACGTTGTGTTTTTGACCAATCTCTATAAGTAGGTTTTAATCCTCCTTTAAGTACTCCATAAGGAACATTATCTTTTACATGTTTATTTAAAACAATCGGACTATTTGTTTCTTGTCTCAATTCTTCTGGTAACTCAATATTAACGTGTTGTTGACTAGTTTGTTGACTTATTTGTGGTTGATAATTTTTAATAGTTTTTCGTTCAATGACTTCTTTTCTACGTTGTTTTTGTTTTTCATAATTTGTCTTTTCATCATTGACTTTTTTTTGTTTTGATAATGTTTGTAAATAATGAATAGAATCACTAAATTCATCTGAAAAGGTTTGAATATCTTTTTCATTCGTATTCGTATTCGTATTCGTATTCGTATTCGTATTCGTATTGGATACATTTTGGATTTCGCGTTGTTTATGTTCTTTTATTCTTTTTAAAAATTTATTTTTTAAAGCATTTGGATTTATTAATGGTTTCAAATTTGGTTTTTCTTTTTTTTCTTTATTTTTTCTTGTTTTTGATCCACCGATGTTGAAATAGGATGTATTTATTGAAATAGTTTTATTTGACATTTATTATACTATTAAATAAAATATATAAAATATAAATGCAAACTAAACTATAAAATTAAAAATCTAAGAATATAATGTGTTGTATAAATATTTTTTTGCTTCCAAGTCATTTTTGCGATTTTTAACATCTTCATTCTTCAAATATAATGTAAATCCATTTTCTAAATCTTTAACTATAATTTTTCTTTTTTCGTTTTCAGGTTTACAAAATACTCTTTTACTATGCGCTATTTTGGTTTTTGCTAAAATAGTTTCAATATCTCTTCCGTAAAATTTGAAATAATCCTTGTTTTGCTTAAACCAATCAGAAGTAATACCTGAATTTTCATGTAGTTCCCAACCAATCTCTTTTACTTTTTTTAAAAAAATATGATACAAGTCTTCATAATTATACTGATCCGTTTTAAAACGCCACGTGAATCGTGAATCCAAACCTTGGTTATAATCAAAAAAACACTCTTTTAATTCATGTTCGTAACCAGCAATAATAACCATTAGATCAGACTTATGATCACTTAAGGCCTCACAAAGCGTGTCAATACATTCCTTAGCAAAACTATCACGCTTTTCTGAATTTCCTAAAGCATATGCCTCATCTATAAAAAGTACCCCACCCATTGCCTCTTTAATAGCATCTCGTGTTTTTAAAGCGGTTTGACCTAGATAACCAGCAATTAAATCACTTCTTGTGACTTTTTTAAATGTTCCTTTTGATAATACTCCTAATTTACTATAAAGTTTACCCATTATTTTTGCAATTTCTGTTTTACCAGTTCCTGGTGGACCATAAATAACTGAATGCATGAAATCTCCATCTTGCCTTACGTCTCCCCCTTGCCTTACGTCTCCCCCTTGCCTTACGT